TTTAAAGGAAACATCCTATTATAGGAAATACTTTCCATAGTTTGAGTAAAAATAAGAAATACAATTTGAAACATGTTTTAATGATATATCGCAATATTACGATACATCCCCAGGCCTATAATATTAATGGTGGGGATATACAAAAAAATGGAATGCACGATTTGCTATTAAAGACAGCTGTAGGCGTATATTGGAATAAGCAGAGAAAGGGAAAATTACGGAAAAAATATTTTTGGAAGTTAGGAACACGGAGTAAACTTCGGCCTAATGAGGAAGCATATGAAAGAATAAAACAAGGTAAGGCATTAGGACGTGCTATATGGATTCCTGATGCACATGAAGGCGTTTTTTCAGGTCATATTGCAAAAAAATTTTTAGGAAATGCTGTTCCGGTGTAAAATTACCCCTTACAGTTAGGATTTAATCATTATCGTGATAATGAAAATTTAAGGAAACTAGCCGAATGGAGCGATATATCAATAAATTTAGATTATTCAAGTTATGATTCAACAATATCAAGTGTGTTGATAAATAAAGCATTTGATATAATTGAATTAAATTTAATTATGGATTAAAAATCAAAAGTTATTTTTGATTATATTAAAGAAAATTTCATTTATTCAAATGTAGTATTGCCAAATGGACGGGTTTATCAGAAGAAAGGGGGTATACCCTCAGGAAGTGGATTGACAAGCTTAATAGGATCAATATGTAATGTAATAGTGATTGATGATGTGCTTGATTAATTATAAGGCGTCGATGGAAAATTTATTGTTTATGGTGATGATTGTGTTATATTTCTCAAAGAGAGAGTCCTGGGTAAGCATGGTGAACACAATCGCTTTAAACCATATGTTATATATAAGAAGATATTAAATCACATTACTGAAAAGTTTGATTTAACAGTTAGCCAAAAGAAAGCAAAGTTAAACTTTTAGAAATTTGTATAGCTGTTAAAGCCTAAATACGATCCTTTAGTGGATACTACTCAAGGAACATCACACTTAGAGGTTATTGATGTTAAACAATTCGCTGAGTTAGATTAAATAGGTGGTGCTGATATACAAGAACCAGGATATACTCACCATCGTTGGTTTTATGGATTTAAGCGCACATGGGATTTTCTTCAATATTCCATGAAACAGAATGGCGAAATGTTAAGACCTACAGCTGATGTACTTGAGCGATTGGTAAACCCGGAGGGCGTTGTTAGGAACATTGATGATCATATAATGTTACTCAAAACAACACTCTTTTAAAATTTTAATAATAATCATGTTAAAAATAAGATTTATCATTATTTATATGATGCATATCTTATTAAATTGAAATAAATTTAAGAAAAAGTTATTAAATATCCTTTATTTTGTTATGATAGAGAAAAGTGGGATCGTGCACGGCCAGGCTAGAGATGCTGGTATAGAAGAAGTCCCTATTTTATGACGACAATTATGGATGAGTATAATGCTTATTGGGTTAAGTTAACATAAGCTATAAAGGAGTCACATACAATATAGGAATTCAACTATGGTTATATAAGGGAATGGAAATTAGGCAAAAAGTAACATAGTAAAGATGAGCCTAATTTTATGAAACGTATACTAGATGTTGTTAAGAATTAAGTTGATTTCACATTGTATAGTGACCCGGAAAATTTCAAAGTTAGAAGGTTATATAATACTGAGAATTAAAAAGTATCAATACCATCGGGAATCAAACGAATGATATAAACGAGGATTCAAAGATACATTTAAAAATATGATTTAGGAAAGAAAAAGAAAATTAAAAACAATGAGATATATTCTTTTAAAAAGTATAACTGGATTGAGGAATCAAATGAAGAATTTTTAGATGTGGTAGGTCCATAATACTATAGGTGGAATAGTTGGATACACATGACAAAACCGAGTAAGGAACTGCTGAGGCATGGAAACAAGTGGTTGCCTGATCTCCTGGCGTTTATGATGGAATTTGGGGAACACAATCAAGGCCCCTCGTGATTATATGTTTTTATATTTA